CTAGGGCAGCTTGCTCTCCAGCGGGTTCTTGCTCAGGTAATCCGCGCACTCAACCGTTGGGCGATCGACCTTCTGTAGCTCCAGCCCGTCGTACTCAAGCGTCGCGCCATCGCGCTCCAGCGGGTAGATATCCAGCTTGCGCGTGACGTTATAATAACTGTCTGAACGCAGCATGATTTTACCCGGCACGGCAATCACGCGCTGCCACTGGCGGCAGTCCAGCGTGTCGCCCTCTTCCGTCACCACCAGCGTGGCAATCGCTTTCGGGCTGACCAGGTTGCTCTGCGGCCCTTTCGACTGCCAGTATCCGGCCAGATTCGCCGGGACAGGATGCTTAATCACCTCGTTATAGTTATCGACCTGAACGCACCCGGTCAGTGCCAGCAGCGCGCCAGCAATTGCTATTTTTTTCATCATCTTTCCTGCATTCGAAGAAAAAAATATTGTGGCATTAAAGCGCTGCGGCTGCCAGCGAAGATCGACAGGTCTTAAACCTGCATGCCCATCACATGAGCATACATTTTTCATAATCGACAAAGATCGTCCAAGAGCGCACCAAATAACAGATGGTTAAAGTCGTCGAAAACATCAGTCGTCTAAGTTCGCCTTATAACGAGTGCTGTTTTGTGTCCCACATATGCCCCATCATATCACCGGGCAGTCGTCGAACTCGCCAGACCTCATGTCAGTAATGCTGTACGTGATCACGCCAAATATCGCATCCGGGCTGGTTCCATCATCGTGCACCGGTATCTCTTCCTTTCTTCCTGTCTGCAAATCCTCCAGATGAGGCCGCGGATAGTTTCGGTACCTCTTAATCCTCATCTCACCTTCCATTCTGCATACCAGCAACGAACCGTCACATGGAGATAGCGATGCATCAACGACAAGCAGAGCGCCATTAATGATGCCTTCCCGGTAGTGCGTCGCGCCAGCTCTCATGAAGTAAGTGGCCGCTGGCCTGGTGATGATGCGCTTGTCGAGCGATATGCGCTCTTCTACGTAGTCTGCTGCAGGACTCGGGAATCCCATGATGCACCTCCGATAATTACTGTATATGCATACAGTAGACAATTTTATGGTGTCGATCAATGGCTGGCCTCTTGCTACACTCTCCAAAATTACGATAGTTCTGATTTTTTTGGGCTTTTTTCCATACATGGTAATGAGGATTATGTCTTACCATTAATTGGGATGGATGAGATAATGATATATTTAGTTATAATATTTCTTACGTGTGCATTCTTATTATTCATTTCTTTGCGGTTCATGAAAGTTGGGATTACGTCCCCGGTATGTCTTACTCTATTGTCGTGGTCTATAATGTCATTTGTTGGGTATTTATCCTAATAGGTAAGCCCAGGCAAGCTGAGCTTACCTCACAATTACGATTTGCCTCCTTCTAGCAGGAATCGCTGGGTCCATGTGCGCACCGATCCACTTTCTGCCACCCCAATCCCCATGAGTTGCCCATTTGCCTTAGACCCAAGCGAAGATGGTGGCGAAAATGTGGAATCATTTACACCTCTTGATAGAGATTTAGCGTGGGTAACCCATCCATAATTATTGGCAGCGCTAAAACAAGTAACAGCTCCCGCGGTGTTATAACAGGACATGGCTATATCCGCAGGATAACTAAGATGGTTTGATCCTGCATTCTTAGCAGCGTCACCAATGCTGGCACCGATTGTTGGAGGGCTCACAAAGTCAGGCGCTACGCGAATAGAGCTGTAAGTTACATAACAACTAGGCTGTATGTAAATTACGTTAGAAATACTCCCGTCTTCATAAGACAGTTTAACATCAAATGTGCATCGCAGGATGGCGGCCACGTAAAATTCAAAAAGGTTGGGTGCAGCCGCACGTTTACCTAGCCAATGAGTACCGAAGGTATTAGTGGCGTCCCAGATGATATCGCGCAGCTCTAAAGTGTTACTCCCTTGACCATTACCTGCGATAGCCTGCCGGCAGTCCACATGGTTCCCTGAGAATACCCATCCACGAGTGGAGCAGGTAAAATAGAAGAAGAGGCTACCACTAAGAGTGTTCGGGCAGATAAACGTATTGTCTGTGATAAGAACGCGCGCGGTCTCAGAGTCCGGGACTCCATCATTAACCCACACGTCACTTACCACAAAGTTGCGCCCGACTTGAGTAATGGGGCTTGTCCCAGATACTGGCTTGAAGTCAACAATAGAAGCCTGATTGTTCGCAATAAGTACATCAGTAATGGACGTCTCAGCGTAGAGCTTCTCTGCACCGATAGTACAGAATTGACCGGTAATAACCGCCGTGTTATTACACACACGCACGTTATTCATCATGCCGCCATGTCCTTGAATCTCATTACTATGCATCACCACGTAGAGTGCACGAATGCAACCCTCAATGTAGTTATTCTCACAAAAGGTGAAGCTCTGGTGAAGTTCAACGGCACAAGAAATACGCTGAGCCATTCCTGACTGCGCGGGACTTATATAGCTGTTGCGAACACCTGAATAAGGGCATCCGATATAAAACAAAGACTGGTCTACGTTACGGTCAACATCAGTACGCTTCACTTCTGTTACCGTGACGCCATCTACAATGGTATTGCTACCAAAACCGTTCCACCCGGTTGTTATAGCCCAGGTAATATCTCCACCAGTAATATGAATGTCGCGAATTGTAACGTTGAACGATTTTCCAGTACCGATAGCATATGCCAAGTTGCCGCCAATGGCTTGCACGTTAGTGTCGCCGCAGTGGATAACGCCATTGCCGCTAATCATAGCATCACGGAGGTCGCCAGAAGTAAGAGGGTCATTTCCGTCAAAACCGCAAATAACACAATAACCCCGCTCATTAAAGTAATCTGTCAGCTTCAATGTAGCGCCTGCTTCGAAGTGGATGTTAACACAAGACCGCCAGTGAATGACGCCACCGTAGTTCGCAATTTTATCGGATACACCATAAGATGCCAGATAGAAGGTAGTGCCAGCCGGAATGACAAGCGTTCCACCACCCGAGTCATAAAGAGCATCAATAGCATTCTGAATGTACTGACGGCTGTCTACGGTCGGGCCAGGTTGAATTACGTTTCCAGATGAATCGCAGTGGAAATCCCAGAGACTAATCCTCTCATCAAGCACCTCGGCTACTTTTCTATTGCTTGCATTAGCCGCGTTTTTATATTTATACCCAACAGATGAAGCACCAGAAGATGTCGAAAAGTATGCACGGATTGAAGCGTCACCAACACCGATCCATGCACCCGGACCTATGCTGCCAGAACTTTCTGGTGTTGAGTTCGCTGGCACGACCTTCCCACCAGAAGCAAACGAACCGGTCCATTTGTAGTATTCGCCGTCGGCAGTGTTGAGTAGTACTTCATTAGGGTTGTTGAGGGTCGCGCCGGTATTAAATGTCTTCCCGGTCAGGATTACGTAACCGTACGCCGCCATTGCCTGCTGAGAAAGATAGTTCATTCCCTCGATGGTGTAGTGCTTCACGCCAAAGCGATCAGTGTAGGTCCACCCCATTGATGTCACGAATTCATCAATTTTCCCCGCGTTAAATTTCAGGTCGCGAGGAGATTCACTTGGTACTGGGAGATTGGTCGGTTGCGTAGCCATATTGATTCCATAAAAAACCCGGCGCTGTGGCCGGGTTCGGTTGGTTGGGGACGGTTCTTATTGATAGATGGCGTCGCTGTATTCTGCGACGGTCAGAGATACCGTGTTATCGGTGTTAGGTTTGATGCTGTTTACTGTCCATAGCTGACTGTCCAGTTCTTCCACTGTTGCTACGAGATAGCGCGATGGAAGCTGTACTGTGTCTCCGTTCCAGATATTGAGCTGAATGTTGGGTATTGCAGCGGTGAATCCGTACTTCGTATCGCTACGGGCGGTGGCCGGATAGCGCAGTGTCGGATTACCCAGGCTGTCGGTCACCAGCACATACATCGAGCCGGTAAAAGTGATCGGCTCGCTGGTATCGAAGTTATTCCCGGCACGGCCGGTGATGTACCCCTGTTGCTGGTTGCTGTCGTAGATGTCAGGCATCTGAATGACGCTACCGACCTGGATAATGCCGTCTTCGAATACTTTGGCGTTCATCTTCACCCGAGAGTAGATAAGACGTTTTGTTTCGCGCAGTGCGCGCTCCCGAGCTTGATACTCGTTACGGAAGCCGACGATCTCCAGCTTGTTCGGGTTCTCCGCTTCCTGCTCGACGATGGCACCGTTCAGCACGCGATAGTTGATGTACGTCTTGTTATTGGTCGTCGGGTGAACGTAGGAAACCTGCACTCCGTCGTAGCCGCCGGGAAGAGTAGCCTCGTACGTCATTTTGTACTCGTCCGTCTTCATGTTGGCCCGGTTGAATACAGCTGCCGGGTAATCAACTTTCTGGTCGCGAGTAAACGTCAGCACTCCGTCATCCCAGTAAGCCACCACCGATGCAGCATTACAGATCGCCTGCACGCGGTCTCCCAGTGAGTCGTTCTCGTCGTCAAACGTGTAATCGAAGTAGCCCAGGCGCTCGTCTGGCAGACTTTCGGCAATCGAGTACAGCCCGTACAGGTCAATGCTGCTTACCGGCTGCTCGCCCATAATGAGCCATGTATGCGCCACCGCATCAGCGAACGAGCGCGACGGACGCAGCGTATAATCCACCGTCTGCGTGTCCAGGTCGTATGTGATGGTGTGGCGGGTCACCAGCGCGTTGTATTTGCGCTCACGGCTGCCCAGCGCGTTCTCTGTCGCCCTCACCTTCACCCTTACAAGGGTGTCTGTAGGGTGAACGACATTCGTCCGGATGTTGATGCTGTGAATCTCTTCGACCTTTAGCAGTGACGCGTCGCCGGAATTATCCGTGCGCTGGAAGCTGACAGCGTACTTGCCGAAGCCGCCGGTCGGCGTGATTTTGTCGGTGCGGTAGAAAACCTCACTGGTCGACTGGTGCGGAGTAGTCTGACGGTACGTGAAGGTCTGCTGCGTGCCAGGAACCTGGTTGTAGTCATCGTCGATTTTCCAGATTACAACCTTCCAGTTCGTCTCTTTCTTCCCGCCCAGGCTGGATTGAGTGTGCAGCCACAGATGCGTTGACTCGACAGGGGAGAAGAACGGCCCGACTACCAGCGCCTCGTTATCGTTAAGGATGAACTTCGTGGTGTTGATCGTTGCGTTCGCAGGGATGTCCTGCGGACCCTCCAGCTGGTTCATCGTAAACGTGTACCAGCGCACCGGGTTAACCACAGCGCCGTCGTTTGTTTCAACCGCAGAAATCAGCGTGCCGGAGAATGTAGCATCGGTAGTAACGGTGCCGGAGGCCGTGCTGTACGTCACGTTGATGGTGAAGGTCACCGCGTGCGGCAGTACCAGACCCATGAAATAATCGAACTCGGCCTGCTTAACGATTTTCATCGCTACCTGTCCGCCGGAATAGGTGCCGCTGACCACAGTGGTTGCAGTCGCGCTCTCTACCGGGAAATCGCTGGCTTCGTTCTGCCCTGGAACCTCCTGCCCGTCGACATCATCGAACCCGTAGCCTTCGACGATCTGCGGGATAACTTCTCCCGGCTGATAGAACTTGAATTCAGCACCAGCGAGAGAACCCAGGCTCGACTCTGAGTAGCGCACTGACTCGTAATCGTATTTGCCGATCCCGATACACATCCACTCAGTCACGTACTTCAGTCCACCGTCGGTAGACGTCTGGTGAACGTATTCGAAAACCGATTCCTGGATCAGGTCCGGGAACGAGCGAATCTGGCCGTAAATGTCCGGCTTGGCCTTGTAAACGCGGGCGGTGTTTGTCTGACCGGTCAGGCTATTGTTGGGTGAGTCGACCGTATTTCCGCCGCTGTTGGCGATGGCCGGCTTTGGCGCCAGGAACGAAAACACCTGACCCACCACTTTGAAGATCGGGCTGAGTATGTCGCCGACAATGCCCTTTGGCTGGTCGAATATCTGGATGTGGTCCAGCTCACTCAGTTCAAACGACAGCTCATCATCGTCGCCCAGCTTTACGCCGTTGCGGACGATCAGCAGATCGCGGTGAAAGGTAGCGTCATTGGCCGCCAGCCAGTCATAAAAAAGGGTGCCATTTGGCACCCTGCAACGCAGCTTAGGCGTTCCTGGAAAGTTCGATATCTCAACCAGCGCCATATTCGAAAAACTCCACTTTGGTGAATGCCCGCTGTATTACCAGCAACGAGTCCATGCGCACGCTTCCATTCTCGCCGCGGGAGTGCAGCGCCTGCCTGTTCAGCACCAGGCCAACGTGTGCCGGCTGCGCGCCGCGGTACCCGACGAATATCCCGCCCTCGACGGGCTTATCTACCTGGCGCCAGAAAACGACGTCACCCTGATAGCAGGTGAAGAAGTCCTCACCGGCTTCGTAGCCCGGTGTCTGGTGCAGTTCAACACCGAGGACGTGACGGTAATACAGCACCACCAGCCCCCAACAATCCACCTTCTCGAACGAACAGGCCCGGTTTGCCCACGGCACGCCGATCACCTTCCGAACAAAATCAGAGGTACTGCAAGCCGGTGTATTCCGTTGGGTCATAGAGCCTTCCGATGTTGTTGTTAAGCGGGTTGGTGACGGACAGGGTTACCGACGCTGAGTCGGCATCGATATCCACCGTCTTGACGTATAACTGCCACGACTTAATGGGCGCGGAAACGTCTCCGCTGTCGAAGATCTGCCGCGTGGCCGTGATGGCCGTCAGTCTGGCGGCCCCCTTCCACTGTTTCATCAGCGCTTTGATGTCCGACGACAGCCGCCCAAGCTTCACGGTCGCGTCGATCACCGGAGTTCCGCTCTGCTGACTCTCTTCAATTTCAAAGCGCGCTGGCGTGTAGGACTGGCCGCCGAGCGTCTTCGGGAAGAACTGCTTATCGACAAGGCGCACATAGCCAAAGGATGGATGGTAGAACGTGATGGTGTCGTACAGGCCGCGCGTCGGGCGCTGCTGCTTATATTGGCGGAAATTCATGTTTAACCGCTCCTAAAAGTAAACCCCTTGTGTCTTTTGCGCTTTCCCGCCACACAGTTTCTAACTGTCGCGTAATCAAAGCCCATACCCCTAATTTCTTTTTCTCCACATAAGGTGTACTCCTCACCTGAACTCAGTCGCGTAGCAATAACTGGCGCTGAGAATCGGTGATGATCCTGTCCAGACTTTGGCACCCTCAACCCATGAGTTAAGGCGTGAATGTTATTGTCAGAGTGAGTGCACCATTCCAAATTACTCACGGTGTTATTCAGCTTGTCACCATCGATATGATTTACCACCTCCCCTTCAGCGCAACTTCCCAAGAAATGAGAGGCAACAATCCTATGAACACTCAATTGCTTGCAACCATTTTCATTGCATAGTGTTACATGAGCGTACCCACGAACAGCTCTTGGCTTAAGAACTCTTTCTTTGATATTCCTTCCATCAGAAGTAAGTCTCGCAAGGCTGGTAATTACTCCTGATTCAGAAACGGTATACAGTCCTTCATATCCATTAATTGGCATTACGCGCATGATTCGTTTTCCCGTGGCTTACACTTCACTGATTATATCATTTTATGTAGGCATTACGGCACTCTCGGTAAAGATTCCGGGTCGCGCCCGTCCGGATAACCCGTGACAACGATATCCAGCCACGAATCCCACGGCGGCGGCAGTTCAACAATGATGTCGTCGAACTCATCGTCGGCGTTGTACAGATGGTTAGCAATTACGGTTCCCGTCCAGGTCACCACTCCGCCGTCGATACTGGTTTGCACTGGCATCTGCGTGAAGTGAAGTTCCTGGAGTTGCAGGCCACTACCGCCCAGATTGATACTCATCCGGAACCAGTTCAGGCCACGGTTGAGATAGTTCGGGCTGCGCAGCCACTGCTGGAAAGCGCGCTCCTGCGCCAGGGTGAATATCCACGTCAGGGACCAGGTAACTTTCAAATCGTCAGTTTGATTCTCGAAGATGGCCGGGCCGACCGCTGGCTGATCGGTCTGAAACCCGGTATCGAGCGTCATGTTTTTGCTGGCCTTCTGCGCCAGCGGCAGCCAGTCGGGATAGTCGATGATTGGCATCTAAACTCCAGGCAATAAAAAACCCGCCGGAGCGGGTTTGCTTAATCAACAAGCCGGGGCCCGGTTGGTGCCTCGTAGATATTGATTTTTATGTCAACGATTTCGCCATTATTGGTAAATTCCAGCTCTTCCCCAGCAGGCGTTATGCCCTTGATTGTTGATCCATCACTTAGCGTAAACACAAACTCGACCGCCCTGTTCGGGCGTATCCTATGTGGCTTACCTATCTCAGTTGGTATTGCCTGCACTTCGCCCGGCTCAATTACCACGTAAGTCTCCTTATCCCTGACCGTTCGGGGTTCTTTTTACGTTGAAATTACTGGTTATACCCTGACTTATCGGGCCACCATTATTTAAATCGGCGATAATCGTCGTGAGGGTAATACTACCATCTGAGTTCACAGTTCCCTGAGAATCAACAGTAGAAGAGGTGTAATTCTGCACGATATTGTTGATTATTACACCATTCCCGCCTTGCATATCCTTATTGCTGATCACCTTGCCGTTGTCGCCCGGTATCATGTATTGCTTACCGGTACTGGCCTGGTAAATCTCTGGCTTACCTCGCTCACCTACCTGATAAAGACCTCCTGCATTCACCGGGCCGCCATTGTAACGCATACCGGTTAAAGCAAGGCCCTGTGCCAGGCCTACCGTAGAAGCAATCCCGGTCATGGCAGGAACCGAGTTCCCACCAAAAGAGGCAAGACTGGCAAAGGCTGCTGCCGGAGCCCATGCTTTAGCAAGAATTACGGCCTCAGTTGCGCTGGCCGTGGTTGCTGCCGCCCCCAATGTCTGACCGATAATGAAGTTTTTGAGAGCCTCAACCCCAACCTGGACTAGCGCATTTACCACGCTATTCAGCATCGTGTTACCGAGTGAGCGCATAGCATCCTGCGCTGACATCGTTCCGGTGATCAGCCCGGTTAACGCATTGGATGCATTACCTGAAAACGCATCCACCGCGCTTGTCAGCATTTCATAACCAAGACCTTGTTGACTGAGCAATTGCCACTGAGCGGCTGTCATCTGCTCATTGAACTGGTTTTCCTGCGCAGTCTTTAAGGCAAGGTACTGGGCATCGGTAGCTGCCTTTGCAGCAACGAACTGATCGTAATTTATTTTCCCTTTTTGGTAACTTTGCTGGAGTATCGCCTGTTCCTGCTGCTGATATTGCTGCATCAGGGCTAACTTCTGGTTATTTTCGTTCACCAGTTGCTGTACCGGGTCAACTTCGGCTCGGGCAGAAGCTACCGGATTGACTGTGGCCTGGGCGTTAATCTTGGCGAGGTTATTCTGGTGCTCGAGCGCCATTTTCTCCGTGGCAGCGTTATACTCCTTGAGATCTATTTTCCCAGCGTTCAGTGCGGCCTTCAGATTTTGCATGGATTCGGCGTAGGATTTATTCTCCGCCTGCAAAGGCATTGCCTTAAGTGCTTCAGTTACCCCTCTGGCTGCCGCTGCTGCATCCCATGCTTTGGCGGCGTATTCTCCAGCCTCTTTAATCTGTGCTTGAGTTGCAGCGCTACCGAGTGACTGCTGAGCATTCAGAACAGCTTGCGCACGAGACAACTCACCCAAGCTTCCTGCGGAAAGTTGCGCCTTCTGTCTAAGCTCTTCCAGCTTTTCGTTAACGGTCTGCTGCGCCTTAGCATATTTTTGTGCTTCCTTTTCGGCCTGAGTCTTTTTCTTTTTGCCTGTACCAGCAACAGCCTTTATCTCGATCGGCTTTGTGTTCGCCGCGGTCTGTGACGCTTTACTTACAGCTGCTAAATCGCCAACCAGCATGGCGGCTTTATTGCTCAGCCCAGCCAGGGCTTTGTTTTGCGCTTCCCAGCCATCAAGTCCAAGCCAGGACCAGGTGCGCGCCCGGCGGTTAAACATCTCTGCAGTACTGTTCAGATCAGAGATCTGAGCATCTGCGGAAATAGCTTTGCCTGCCAATCTATCTAATGCTGCTGTTAACGAGTCGATTACCGTTACCATCCCTGAACTCGCACCAGTAGCCTGGTTAACTGAGTCGATCATGGATAGGAATGAGTTGGTCAGTGCGTTATTGGCTTGAGCCAGCGTACGAGGAAGTTTTTCGAACTCTGCATTTACTGAGCCGGTTTGCTTCTGAATTGCGTTGAGGGCATCTTCCGCCGTCAATTTCCCGTCCAGCATCAGCTGGCGAAGTTCTCCAATGCTTACTCCCATCCCGGCGGCAATCTGTCGCGCCAGTTCAGGCATCTGCTCTAGGATGGAGTTGAACTCCTCAGCACGGATAGTGCCCGAGGATATCGACTGGCCGAACTGACGTAGCGCATTCGCCATTTCCTCGGTTGAAGATCCGCCGATGCGCCCGATTTTCTGAAGCGTCTCGGTGAGCTGGATGATCTGGCCGTTAGTCGCTCCGGTATCGCGCAACGCCGTGCTGAGAGTCTCCCACAGCTTTGCTGTATCCTGTAGCGAACCACCCGTTGCCGAACTGATGCGCATCAGACTTTGCATAGTCTGCGATGCTGTCGCTGCGCTGCCAGTGAGCCTCTCTATACGCGCGTTGAGCTGGCTCATGTTGTCAGCAGCTACGAGAAAAGCCTTACCCCAGTCAACAACGAGTGAGGCGGCAATTGCCCCGGCGACGCGGTTGATGTTCGTCTGCAACTCATCCATCTTTTTGGCTGCATTGGTCGCCGAGTTGCCGATGGAGTCGAGCGACTTATTGGCCTTTCCCTGCGCCTTGAGCAAGCCAGATACATCGGCCTCGATGTCGTAATAAATCTCGCCTGCTTTCTCAGACATCAGTTTTCTCCGGGCATAAAAAAACCCACCGATTGGTGGGTTAGTTATTCGTGTCGTTTATTGGCATCGTTCTGTGTAGGCCGGTGGTGGAGGCGTATCTTTCGAGCTGAGGAAGTGATCACCAAGGGTGTAGTCGACACCTTTTGAGAAAAACCCCTTCGATTTCATTTTCAGCTCAACAAAGAATGGATGAAACCCTGCATAGGCACCGAAACCGTTCTTTCCGTTAATCTCCCCGCAAACAACAGCATTAACACGACCGTCATCGGCATCTGTCATCTTCACGACTTTCACGTTACGGAATTGCGCGCTACCAGGATCCAGTAGATTGGCTGAAACTTCAGATTGTGCCAGAGAAATTGCCTTTTCCTCGCCCGGCTTACAGCCAGCCAGAACCAATGGAATCGCCAAAGCCAAAAGTATTTTCTTCACTCTTATCCCCTGAGTATTTTTGTCATGCCATCATACGCCCGGTCGGGCGGAGATGGTACATCCATTATTAACTCAGGCCGCCTTCTTTGCTGATTTTTCGCGCTCAATCATTTCCTGCCAACGGCGATCGTCATCGTCCATAACAGCGTCGTATTCTTCCCTGGTGAAGCCTTTCTGGTCAGGATATTTGGCGTTAAGCATCATGGCGAATTCGGTCATGGTAATGTTTTCAGCCTCTTCCCTGCTTATCCCGAAATGGTTGCGCGCCGCCATGATGTATTCAGTCGCATGAAACTCCGGTGTCGTTTCCTTGCTTTCGTGCTTCTGCAACTTACGAACCTTGGCCCGTCCGATAACGCCATGCATGATCAGCGACTGAGCTATCAGAATCAGGTTCTCCGGCGGAAGCGATCCGCGGTGCCATACGAATGTGCGCCTGCCAGTACGTGAAAGCTCATGCCAGCCTGTCAGCTCAGAAACGTCCTCGTCACAGCATGACTGAATGACGTTAATAGCCGAAAGCAATGCCTCGCGCACATAAGCAGCTGAACCTGCTGCATCCAGAGCCCACCTCGGCAGGGAAACATCACCGAAGTAGTAAGCGTAAAACCTGCGCTGATGCTCCGGTATAACACTGTGAATTTCGCGCGCCGCTTCAAGCATCTTTGCTACATCGTCATTGAACAGCGCATAGAAAGTGCGGACGATATGCTCTGGCTCGCCGATCCGCGTCATGTTACGGAACGATGGCCGGAAGAAGTATTCCTGCTCGCCAGCACCAATCAGGCACTCGCCAATCTCTTTCAAGGGTGTCATATCGTTCTCCATAACCAGTATCAAGGGCAGCACGCCGCCCTTTGTAGTGATTACGGCGCTGCTGTCACGGTAACAGCGCAGGTGTCGGTGAAATCACCATCTGCAGTGGTAGCCGTAATAGTCGCGGTTCCTGCGGCGACGGCCGTTACCAGGCCGGTTGAACTGACGGTGGCGATAGATGCCGCCGAAGTCGTCCAGGTGATGGCCTTGTTAGTCGCGTCGGTTGGCTGAACTGCACCGCTCAACTGCTGGGTTGCGCCAACGACCAGGGAAGCAGTTGCAGGGGTAACTTCAACGCCAGTGGTCGCGATGGAATCAGCGACTTCAAATACAACGGTGTCGGCGTCGTATACCTTCCACTCGCCGGAGAAGGTGGAGATATCGTTGGTACCGAAATCACCAGACCATGACGTGGTGTTCATGTAACCCAGGATGTAAGTACCGGCATTCTCACCCGCGAAGTCGAAACGCACCCACAGGTTAGGCTGGCGGCCTGCCTGCACTTCGTCAAAGATGTACTTCGACAGACGCCACGCGCCGATCTCGTTATCTTTATCAGACTTGCGAAACTCCCCTTCGCCGGAGATCGTCAGATCCATGTTGTTGACCAGGTTCTCCACCAGCCCTTTAGCATCATCTGCCTCGGAGTTGATGGTGTTCATCGAATAGTCGATGCCCTTGGTCGTCATAGCGCCGAGACGCTTCCACTCGGAAAGCGCTGGCACTGCGTCGGGGCAGCCAAAGGCCATGCGTAGCACAGCTACTTTCCCGATCAGCTTGCCAAAATCATTAGCACAGCCTTGCATGTGTACCTCTCAAATAAAAAAAGCCGCCGGATGGCAGCATGATGGGTTGGTGATGGGTTTATTCGCCGTAAACGCACATGAACTGGAGTCGGAAGACCAGGCGGCCCTCTTCGGTCAGGATAGGTGCAGGCACATTGCCGAGGTTTTGAATCAGCCCAAGGCATTCGTCGGTAATGTCGTTCTGTTCGACATAATTGATGATTTCCTGAGCCTTCTCGGCGGCTGCGCGGCGCTTGTCCTTAGCGGAAATGACATCAACCAGTACGTAGTGGTCAGATCCGAGATCATTTCGGATGTCGGTACCGCCGTTAGGCCGGAACACGATGAATGCGTCGGTTAATTTCGTTGTATCTTCCCATGCCAGCAACTGAACAATGAAGCCATTGGTAAGCCCGGCATCAACGAAATAGTTACGCACGCGCTCGTACATGGCTGGTGTCATACTGAAAGCTCCTTGCGCATTACGGCATCAATCTGACTGCGGGTGTCTTCAAAGCCTTTAGTGAGGAACTCTTTCTGCGCGGTGGCGCGACGGAAGGTTTGCGGCACGTTCGGATCGTGTACGAAAACAGCGTAGTTCGCCGTGTAACCCACTCGCCCTGCCAGTCGAATGCCGTTGTTTATCAACTCCCGATACTGGCTATTAAGCAGCGTTGAGGTATCGATCGGGGTGTACAACGCAGCCTGTGAACTGCCGATTATCATTGCTGACTGTAGCGCCCTGACGACCTTTCGCCCTTTGACGTCATTAATAATGCGGTTGAGCCCGGCTTTCGACTGCTTAACGCCACGTACTTTGATGCCCATGGCTACACTCCCGTCAGGATGGCGTAATCATCCGCCAGGCGCTCGAACGTGTCGGCGTAGCGGATAACCTGCCGTACCTCGTCGGCACCAGCGACAACCGGGTCCGCTTCGGTCGATTCGCCAATCAGCAGATAATCACCGGCGGACGCCAGCGCGAACTCTGTCCAGACGGTGTTCTTAACGACGATTTCAGCGCCAAGGCTGCCGATACGCTTTGACAAACCGCCTTCGTAATCGCACATGATTACTTCAGGTGCGGCGTACCCATTAACTGGATCGCCGTATTCGTCGGTCACACCGTTCTGTTTGCGCCAGACGGTTGCAGTGGCTGTATAGCTCCACGAAGCAATGCTCGACATCAGCCCTCCTTCCAGCGCAGCACCTTGGCGCCGGTCGCCCGGATGCGCTCACAGTTTATATGCCACTCGCCGTCCGACTTAACGTAGCCGGTAGTCTCCCGCCCTGTGTCGGTCATCACCCATACGCGGGTGAACGCGCGCGGCAGGCCGTGCTTAACTGATTTGTACGTCATCCGCAGCCCCCGACCACCATGAACAGGCCGACGTTGTTACCGGCGCTGATAGGCAACTCGCCGGTGCAGCCGCTGGTATCGAGCCGGGCCAGAGAGTCGCGCAACCAGGTGATACTGTCAGCGCCGTAATCGAACGAGCGGGATGCGCCGGACGGAGCCCCCTGCGATTTGATGCGGCGAGCCCCGGACGACGTTGCCATAAGCGCTGCGGCATACATCAGGATCAGCTTCGCGGTGCATTCGTCATACCCCGCGCCATCGAGGCACGGGATAATCTTGTTCACCACGCAGAGAATCGGATCCAGCAGCGCGCCCGGGATGGAGTAACCCAATTCACCGAGGAACGCCTGCACGTCTGCCGCCGTGATTGGGTCAGCCATGGTTATTTCGCCTTTTTCGGTTTAGCGGAGGTGTCTGCCTGCTCTGCCTGCTCTGCCTGCTCTGCAGGTTTATCGTCGGTGCCTGGTGTGGCGACTTCAAACTCCTGCTCGTCAACTTCGCCAACCACTGAAACGCGCCCAGCGAAAGCTGGCGGCACTTCAACCGCAACAAACTCATGACCAACCGGCAGTTGCTGGAAAACGCCGTTAATCGTCCCCCAGCAGCCAGTCTTCTCGACTTTTAACTGTTTCATGCTCTCTCCTGAAGAAAAGGGGCCGAAGCCCCTTAACCCTGTGCGTTGAACACTTTAGAACGACCGTTGAAGTCGCGCTTAATCTGCAGACCGACAGCACTCCAGACCAGAGAGTTGTAGTTGTCGAACGGGTTATGACGCGGGATCATGAAGGTACCAACCGGCGCGGCGATACGAGTCTTGATGTACTGCGAGTTACGCACGTACGCGACAAAGTGGTTACCGGTCAGTTTGAAGGTCTGGTTAATAGACTCAATGCGACCATAGCGCATGATGTATTCCAGCACCGTGCCTTCTTTAAAGCCGGCAGCGTTAGAATATGGTCGATTAAGGTTTCGCATGATGTCAGGAGACACCCAAACTTTAACCTTCTCCTGCACGTAGTTATCATCCAGCAGCTTAGCAAACGGACCGGTGAAGAAGGTCACTGATTGATCAGGCGTTGAGGTGGTCAGGTCAATATTCAGACCGGATGCGCTCAGATCCACTTGATTGGTATTGGCGTGGTTGGTGATACCTGCGCCGACGTAGCCTTTCACCTTCACTTTCGCATCACCGGAAAGCATGTAGTCAGCCATATTTGCGCGAATCGCAGCAACATGCGCTTCCTGGTCATCGGCCATTGCATCGAGGTTTTCGGACTGCATTCCGTTCCACTCACGCCATTCTCGGCTGTAGCCGGTGTTGAAGATCGGGATTGGGTCACCAACTTCGTCGTAGATGACTTTATCCAGCTCTTCCGGCACATGGCCCGTCAGTGAGCGATGAACCTTGCCAGCATCACTGGAGACGCGGTACAGCGCTGCTGTCTTGCCGATAGAGATTGGCGTACCGAGAGCGAGCAGATCGTCCAGCAGGCCGTTGCCTTCGTCATTGCGGAAGACTCGGGTGGTGATGTTGTCCACTTCGCGCCAGTAGTCTTTGGAGATAAGCGCGGCCTGGTTAACTTCCAGCGCTCCGCCGTACTGGGCGGAAATGGTGTTCTGGTTGATGTTGAAGGATTCACGCTGCATCAGCAGCTGATTCCACGCCTGCTTCACCTGGTTGTGCTCGGTGATCAGCTTTTTGTTGAATACGATCATGCTCATGCGGTTGCTTTCCCTGATTTGCGAACTTTCACAAGCTGAGCTTCAGCGCCAACGGTGATTTTTTCGCGTGAATAAAAGAGGACCTGGTCGGTAGCTGGTGTGGTTGACTTAGCAAGCGTGCCGTCACCGGCAGAAACCAGGCCTTCGTTTTCCAGCAGCACTTCGCCTGCCTTGACCAGCATGTGGTAATCCACATCGTCTTCGCACATGATGGCCGCGCCGGTATCACCTGCTGGAACCGAGTCGCGAATGTCACCACCGCCGATATAGTTATGCTGAAGAGCCAGTGCAACGCCTGCACCGCCAGCGACATTGTGAACTGCCAGTTTCCCGGTGCTGTCGAGCATCACCAGTGAGCCGGGTTTCACGGCCGCCGCCATGATAGCTTCAATGACCTGCGGGTCATTCTTGCGGGCCGGGCCCGCGATTACGGTATGGAAACGAGGTGCGAGAGCCATTATTCAGGTGCCTCCATGTTAAGGATTTCACTCTGAGCGCCATTCCCCTGGAATGCAGGGTTCAGACCGGTGCTGGTCTGGCACTGTGAGTACAGGTCGTTCAGCGCATCGCCGGACAGCGAGTTGATCGCTGCTTCGGTCATGAACGAGAATTTCGCTTTAACAGCGTCACGTTTGTTTTTCAGGTCGCTTTCAGCGTTCGCCTGCAGCTGGGTTTCCAGCTTGCTCAGCTTTTCGCTCAGCGGGGTGAGCGCCGCATTAACAGCCGCAGTAATCGCGTCAGAGTTAATCTGAGCCTGGCCCGGGTCGCCGCCACCATCTTTCTTCTGCATCTGCTGGTTGTAGGCATCCCAGACCTGATCGTCGGTCAGCCCCTCGGTTTTAACGCCTGCGGCATTGAGCGCGGCGATCATCTTCTCTTTCATCGGGTTTATTTCTCCGTTGGTTTTGACTTCGTACTCAGTTGGTTTGCGCACGACTTCTACAGGCTCGCCGACCAGCGTCACTTCGCTGTCATCGATGAGATATTTTTGCTGGAAGAGTTTGCTGCCCTCTTCGTAGATGAATTTGTCCGGCCAGACTGTCACGACGTAGCGATAGACATCACTGCCGGATGGCACGCGGATAGCCTCACGCAGCATCTGGTAGATTTCGTCGAATGAGGCATCAGAGTTGTGGGTGAAGAAGAACTTCACTTTATTCAGCAGGCCATCTTTCATGCTGTTTGCAGCATCGATGAGGCTCGTCGCTTCAACATCGGCCTCCTGCCCGTCAGCGTTGACGAACATGCCTACACCCTCATCCGGCGTTCCAGCACCGGGCTCGTCGAGCAGGATCGCAATGTGGTCGAACTGCATGTTGTGAGCGACCCAGGAGTATTTTTTCTGCTTCGACTCCCCGGCCTTTTGCTCTTTGTTCAGCAGCAGACCGGTGGAGACATGAATCGGGTCGGCGTTATTGCCGGAAATCATGTCGTCCAGGCGTTGAATAAGGCGCTTACCGTCAGGCTTGGTGTCTGCCACAGCCTTATTGACGTAAACGTCCATCACGACCTTGTCGTTGGCCTTGCTGACGTTCTGAGCCCACGCTCCGGCGTAGTAATCATTGACAGCCTGCGGGTCGTTGGCGCTGACGTATTTGCCGTTCACCATCGGGTGGCCGATCGGCATTAACTTGCGCTCCATCGTCTGGTAGCTGTTGTTAATCTCCTCCGCCGGGTACAGGCCGCCATTCATCACGATGTCATCGACGATCGGGACCGCACCACGAATGACGTAGTGTTCCTGGCCGTTGATGGTGGTCGTTGAGATGTTGGAGGCGTTGATGGCGAGGCTTTTTACGTGAATACTTGAGAGCTTCATCTCCTCTCCTGATTTTGTTATGGCAACAAAAAACCCGCCGAAGCGGGTTTCAAGGATTTAATTCTATTTGTCACTATCCGTTGCAACTGTACTCACCATGGAGAGTTTTTCGTGCCGTTACGACAGCTGACTCTGCTTCCCCCATCGTCAGAAATGTACCGAGATGGATAGCCTTGCCGTCTTTGTATATCTGAGCTCGCCATTTACCACTTTGCTTATGCAGGCTGACGCCTTTTATTCCGCTAGTGTTGTCTGAACGCACTGAGGAATTCCATCTGTTTTGAGATGTGCCTGCTGGCCTCAGATTGGCAATGTTGTTATTGCTTCTATTTCTGTCTTTATGATCTACCTGGCTCGGTAAATCACCGTGGTGAAGAGCAAAAATAACCCTGTGCACCATTCGAAGTCGACCTTCGAAATTAACTTCCCAGTACCCGGATTTTTTAAGCGAACCAGCGCAATCTCCCGCCCGTGAAAATACTCTTCCGTTGCCGTTTATTTTATCGTGTCGCCACCGAAGAAAGCTTGGCGATGATTCGTCGTAGTAGAGAGCTTCACGGAAGCGTTCAATCAATGATTCTTGTTCTTTCATATAAACCTCGTAGCAGGTTTCGTAGATGATTAGTGCGGCAGGGGTGTCTACGTTCACCCTCTTCGACTGGCCGGTCTAGCCGCACATCAATTTTACCACAATGTGATGCTGGATAGCTTCACGTTGCGTCCTCTTAGCGTTGTTTTGGTGGTGGCAGCACTTTGCCTGATGAGGTTGTTTTACTCGGTTGATATCCGCTCAGTGGCGCTGGCCGACAGCCATTGCAGAAACGCGCTGGCGCAGGAACATATTTACCGCAGCGATGACATGAGCAAGGCTCCGCTGAGCCAGAACTCGCCGCCATAACAATCAGAACTACGATCAGCAGCAGTAACAGAACAATAACTATGGTCACGCGGCCTCCTTTGCGGTCCACTGCTTGCGCTCTTTCTTAAGCTTATCAGCCAGCCCTTCGTTGAATATGCTGCCGTCGTCGTTGAGCAGCACCGGTATCTGGCTGCAATAGCAGTTATACCTGTTACCGTTCTCGGCGTAGAAGTCCCGCACTTCTTCGGTGGTGTAGACCTTGCCATGGCGGCTGGCGTGCCAGGTGCGAGTCGTTGGCTTGAGCGCTGATAGCCATAGCAGGCCGGTATTCAGCCCCAGCCGGTCAGCGGCCCAGTCAGTTTCGTTCCACTGAGCCTGCCGCAGCGCGCCGACCTGCTCAGTCTGAGCGATGGTCTTGGCCTTCGACATCGATACATCGAGACGCTTGCTGATGACGCTGGCCGTCTCGCGAGGATTCACACCGCGCGCTACTGCATCGGTGATGATGTTGGTCAGGTCGCCGCGGGCGGTGTCGCTGATAACCTTCCAGTCGCTGAACGTTGTCAGCCTGGCCGCCGCCACCTGATTAAGGTGGCCGGGGCTGCTTAAAAGCTGCTGGAGCGTCGTTTGGCTGGCGTACACCTGCGACTGCTGCGAGAGGTTATTGAATGCCTCCAGCGTGCCGCGCTGCGCTTCTGCGACGACGTAATCCATCGCCCAGAGGTTTTGCTCGCCGCCTTCCAGCAGGTAATCGTCGAGAATGCCTTGCACCGCTTCCAGCAGATCAGCCAGTTCCTGTGCTGACATGTCGTAGATGAACTTGCCAGCGTTGACCTGGTAGAGCCGCATATCCTCGCCATGGTCGTGGCACAGGAAGCGCCAGTTATGGCTGTTTACCTCTCGCTCTCGCCCAGTAAGGCGCTGGTCAAACAGAACTTTCAGCGCGCGCTTGATGCCGAGATATCGCTCCTCGATATCACGGAACATCGCGGTTACCTGCCTTGCCGATCGGGTCGGGTCAACCTTGCTGCGCGGAACTACCGGTGTCCCGACTTTCGTCTTTTGCTCCGGTGTCATCGGAAAGAGGATCATCGGTCGTTACCTTTTTTTTGGGGTCAGGCGGCTTAACATCTTCACGCGGCTCAAGTTCTCCCGCTTCCCTGACCTCGTTCTCATCAACAGCCGGTGTGCCGTAGGCTTGCTGGGTATCCTTCGCCACCGCAGCCATTTCCTTCATGTTGGCAATCTTCTCTTTCTCACTTGGAGCGAGTAGATCGGACCAGGTTAACGTGATTTCGCCAGATTTAGGTGGCTCGATAACCTCCACAGTCCAAAGCCGTTCTATAACTGCACTTGCCCGGTCAGTCTGGAACCCGTTGCGGCGACCATTACAGCGCTTGGCAAAGTCGTTTTTGTCCTGATCTGAAGCAAGCCTTCCCGTCTGCTGACCAAACAAGATGGTGAATGGCATCTGAACTGAAGATGAAAACTGGTTAGCTGACACTGTCCACGTTGGACTCGGATCGGCAGCGGCAACGGAAAGCACTTTAGCCTCTCCGTCCTGCGTCACCAGGGCCGAATCTGTACCAGAGTTAAGTTTCTGGATAGCAGCGTTTAAAGCCTCAGCCAGCCCTGAATAACCAGCTTTCTTGGCATCCTCCATGATTTTGTCAATCTTGGTGTCTTTCGACATGTTAATGCCGAGCTGCCTGCTGGCGTTTTTCAGGAACCCCTCAGCGCTGCCGCCGGAGGTTTTAGCCATATCCAGCAGGTCGTTATAGCCTGCACGCAAGAAAGGGATTCCAGCCAGTGAGGATTCATCTTCTGAGCCCTCGCAGAAAATGATGATGCGCTCAGGATGAATTTTGATGGAGCGCATGGGACCAACAATACTGCCGTTGTCCCCCACGGGTTGTTCCTGGAAATAATAAAACTTCGGCATGGCGTAATCAGGGGACTTCTGATCCTGCTCTAATTCACCCGGCTTAACCTGCGACTCCCATGCAGGAATCATCTTCACTAAGCCGCGTTCGCGTGAGTTACGCATCACTTCACGATTAACTGGCTCATCCCAATTACGGCTATCGGCAAACTGAAGAATGAGAGCTGAGTAGTGACCGACAAGGTTACGTCTATCCGCGTCCTTCACCTTCGCCCAGTATTTCTTCATGAGCTTGGTGACTTTCTTTTCCCATGGCGTCGATTTTTTGGACTTCTTCGTCTCGTCACCATCCACGATTACAGGATTATCAGACCAACATGCATCCAGTAGCTTATGAACAGCGCCGAACGCGGCTCCATTACGCTCATACATGTTGTAGAAGTGGTCAAAGTCGAGGCGCTCAGGATAGCCAAATTCACACCACAGATGATGTCGCTTGGTGTTGCCTGATTTATTGAAGCCGGCCGCATAAAGCTGTCGAGATCGCGATACCTCGTTGAGGCTATTCACAATCAGCCCAGCGAGGACTTGCATTTCTGTATCGTTACTCACTGAGTTGTCCTTATGTGAAGAATATCGCCCCTGAACGGCGAGGAGAGTGCAGCACGCGGTAACGGGTTGCATCCCAGTCGTGGTCTTCCTGCTGGGTATCTACGTCGTCCGGGTTTTTGCTGTCGCGAACCAGCACGGGTATGCGGCTAATCCAGCCACGACAATGCTCGAAAACGTAAAAGGCAGGCTTCTCAGGGATGCCAGATTCCAGCTTCTTACCTTCAACTACAGCCTCAAGCATGTCAGCGAATACCGAGGCCCCGTTTACTCGCGAGCCAGGCTTCTTATTGGCCTCAAGCCATTCGACACCCTGATTTTCCATTTTCTGACCGATCGATAACTCATCGTCACCAGTATTGAAAATGGCGCTGTCAGCCGGGCCAGGAATAACTTCCGAGCATATTCCTGGAACAATGTTTAGCTGGCCCTGCGTGACTCCGTCGATCTGTATCTCTTCCGGCTCGTCGACATCTTCGCCCACCAGCCGCTTGTCAATCCACGCCACGCCTTTCGCGACGTTGGTGGATGACATATTCAGGCCTTTGTTCAGCTCATCGGGCGGGCAGCCATACCATTCTCCGATCAGGATTAACGTCCCTGCCGGCGGGCAGAACTGCCGACCATCAGGCAGCTCGGCGGCAGTGCCATCAGCCTGCGCCCACCAGAGATTAGAGAACGGCTTCGACTCACCCCAGTCATGGGAGCGGTCAACTGTCCAGCCGTCCGGTATGCGGAACGGCTTAATGACGTGCAGCGCTTCATTCCAAAGGTGGTCAAAACGCCCACCACTGGTTACATCCCAGGAGCCCTCTACCCACGCTTTGCGCCGGTTCGGGTCTTTGATGGCCATCAGGGTAGCGATGTACTGCGGGTCGAGGTAAGGGTTCTCTTTGAACGATCCGTGGATTGCCACGCGGGTAAGCGTGATTTCCTCCTCTCGCTCTGTCTGGGGGTTGAATACCAATTGCCGGTCGCGCTGCACGGTTCCGCGCGGTGCTGGCTCAATGAAGCGCTTCTTCACCCAGGTATGTCCGATGCCAAACGGGTTGGTCGTGCTGAACGTCTCCAGCGGGATCGGCCTCAGTAACTTGCCATTCTCCAGCGGGTAGTTTTCCGGTCTGAACGATGAACGTCGGCAGGAGAACATCATTTCGTAGAACTCTGGAGACTGCTGCTTCGTCAGCTCGTTAAAGCCGATAAACGGGAATTCCTGCCCGTGAAAATCCCAGTAGTCGTCTGCCTCTTTGCCGAAGCGGAAGAGAAGCTCCTCACCTGTGGGCCATACCCATCGCAATTCGCTCGCAGATGACAGGTATCGCGCGCCATCGTTGAACAGACGAAACATACGCTTAGACTGCGTAATGATGTCGGCAAGGTTCTTATATTCGGTGTCGAAGATGACGCCGCGCCAGAACGAGCCATAGCCCACGCCGACATTACGCCGGAACCTGGCTAACTGCGCAGCGGTTTTACCCGGGCCGCGAGTACCCTCGAACAGGATTTCGTTACATGGGCAGCTCAGCGCCAGAGACTGCGATCCAGGCAGTGGCTTCCATACAGCTTTGTAATTCATCCACCGAGCACCCCGCCTTGTTGTTTCTGCGCTGCCGCTTCCCAGTCGTCAACGTTGTCACTGGTTGGCACCAGCATGACGTTATGTGTGACCTCTTTAACTTCAGCCTTGTTCTCGATGCTGTATGCCTCACGTTCGAGGCCGATAAGAGTCTTTAGGCTGTCGCTCAGGTCTTTCATGGATTTAACGCGGGAAGGCAGGCTGATTATTTTGTGGTAAAGATCGTTGAGCTTATCCATTCCCTTGTCGTCGGGTGAGCGCATCATTTCACCGAGTTGCTCAAGCGCTGCCACATCGCCACACTCTCCGGCCAACTCATCATATAGCGTGTTGGTCAGTTCTCGAGCCCGGCGGATGTCTCCCCGGTGCTCCATGCGTACCGTGGCAATTACCTCGGCAGTGGCCTCTATCAGTACGCGCTCGGTCAAAGTGCTTTCGTTGCGTACCTGCTTGCGTACCTCTTGTTTGCGTACCAGATCGTCAGCCTTTTGCTGAATCTTCGCATACAGGTCACGCGACCAGTCGTCACGCTTGGCACGCTTACGGATAGCCCCTTCGCTAATGCCGTGCTGCGATGCAATCTCTCGGAGGGACATCACTCCGGCCCGGTACGCCGTCTCGATGGCCTCCCAGTCCGGTTTGCTCATTCGTTACTCCGTTGTTTGTTCTTCTGGCTGGTCTGTCTGCTCTGCCGCTATTGGCGTGAACTCCACGCGCTTAACGTCGGCAGGAGCGAAGTACAGCCACTGGCCCGTTTCCGTCGCCAGCGGCACAAAGCCGTTAACCAGCTCAGGCTGACGCCGTGACATCTTGCCCGTGTACTCGCCGCCGTCGTTCGTCGTCAGTTTGATGATGTAGATGTCGGACATTCAGAACCGCCTTTATGAATTCCTTAGCCGCAACGGCATAAAACACCTTGCCATGTAATCATTATTTGACTACATTGATTGTGACGAAACGACACTGGGTGATCTATGAAACTGTTCCACGGCTCTTACAGCAATGAAACTCCGGAGATAAGAGTCGGTGCTTTTGCTCTGGGCACTGCTGACAATGTGTTCGATGGGCTGTTTGCCAGCGCTGAATCAGATATCGCGAGTTCTCATGGAGACTTTGTTCACATCTATGATGTTGAGCGTATAGCCAGCAACTCCGATTTAAATGACCGAATCGAAGAAATCATCCAGTTCCTTCGTGGAGAAGTTGAAGCCGATGACGAACAAATTGAAGCATTGGCTTACGCGTTGGCCGATGATGAATGTGATGATAAATTTTCCGACATTCTGAACCCTCGCTCTTGTACTGGTGATGCTGGATGGGAAATGCAGCGCCTTCGTGGCCGAGTTGCTGCTCACCTCGGTTTCGATGCCGTTGAAATGGAAGATGAGCATGGCACCAGTTACCTGATCGTTAACCCATTAATCAAAGGTTCATGTTATGAATGCCAGAACACTCTCTGATTACATCGAGTTTTACCACAATGGGAACCAATCAGACTTTGCCCGCCATATGGGCGTCAATCGTCAGCAGGTCACTAAATGGCTAAATGGTGGCTGGGTTGTTATCAATCACCAACTTTATAGTCCGCAACGTGACGTTCCAGAGTTTGTAACTGGCGGCGGATCCGCACTATAGCTCATTGCAGGCACTGCTCTTTGATGTAGTCCTGCAGATAGCCGACCTGCTTCGTCACTGTGACGATTCGCTCTCTGATGGTGAAATAATCCCGTTCAGCGGAGTCAGCAAGTCGGGGGCTGGTAGCATCGCCCATGCCGCCGGTGCTGGTCGCTCCGTTCGCGGGACATTTTGCGTTGAGCTGCAGCCGCTTACGACCAGCAATGACATCGCTATGCAGACGCTCAATGGTTTCTTTCGCATCAGCCATTTCTCCGGTGTATTTGGCATCCAGCGCAGCGACATCACGCTGCCGGGTCTGCATATCTTTGATGGTGGCGTTCGCCAGGCTGAGTTTCTCAGTGGCTATATCGCGCTGGTCTTTATAAGCGATGGCGTTGTCTCGGTAGTGGTTAATCGCCCATGTCATAGAAACCAGCAGGCAGATAACGACAGCGCAGATGATGGCTGTTATTCGACTCATTTCTGACCCCACTCGCAGACTTCGCGCTCAATCTCGCGCCGGGTGATAAGCCCCTTCCACTGTTTGCCACCGGCATACGTCCAGCGCTGCAGTTCTTTACATGCCCCAGGCACGTCTCCGGCGTTCAGCTTCTTCAGTAGTGTGGAGCTGGCGAAAGCACCAGGGCCAACGTTATAGGTGAAGGAGTAAAGCGCGGCGCGGGTAGTCTCAGGGATGCGAACCTTGATCAGCGGATCGATGGCGTTTGCCACCTTTCGCAGATCCGACTTCAGCAGGCTGTCGCACTCTTTGTCGGTGTAGCGGTGACCGCGACGAATGTCGGCACCGGTGTGCCCATCGCAAACGGTCCAGACGCCGACCACATCCTGATAGGCGTAATAGCGCCGCCCTTCCAGCCCATCCGCATTGCCCAGCATTACTGCTGCAATGGTGATTGCTCCGGATCCTCCAACAATGGCACCCACCAGCTTATTCCTGAGTGTCGGGTTCATCTCGGCTCCTGCTGCGGCGGTTGTCTTCGCGGATCTTGAAATAGAGATTCGTCAGATACGTCAGTACGGCAATGATGATACCCACCAGCACTCCGATAGCGTTCCACTGCTCGGGGCTGTAGGCATTCAGCATGCCGTTTAGGATGCTCCCGGCTGAAGCGCCGTATGCAGCACCGGTGGTTAGTTTGTCCATGCGATACATACTCTCACCTCGCTCAGTGCGGGTGCTGAATTTGGGAATAAAAAAAGCCCGCTCTTTTGAAGCGGGCCAATCAGTTGACTATTTGTAAGGTAGGTGTGAGTGAAACCTATGCCTCAGTAGTGAAGCTGTATCGGCTGATTCACATAAGGTTCAGGAGAACCACCGAGCATTCAGTAACTTCTCACGACTTAAAGCGTAGCAGTAGTTTTCAAAATCATAAAAAAAGGCCTGCGTTTTATGGCAGGCTCTCAAGGAAGTTGAAACTTGTGTTGTTGTTTTCATGGTGCCGGGTGCCTCCCGGTGACTCTACCCCAGTCAGCAAAGCCGCGTGCATACCTGCAGTTCGCAGTTGACTGGAACGCCCTTTCGCCTAGAAAGGATCCACCACATAAATAATTTACGCGCTATTCATTCCGGTGGTCAATGATTTATCTTTGAACAAAAAAAAGCCTACTCACAGAGCAGGCAATCAGAGACTATCAGCATGCACGCTGTTAGTTAAAAGCACAAAGTACAAGCACTTCCATATCCATTCCACCGGATATTCAGAAGAATAGCTCGATTAGTAAGAAGTGCTATAAATTCAGTAGAATATATCTTATTTGATGACTGGTGTAGAAAGTGGGCCTGAGAGAATCTCGGCTTCTCCGTTATCACAAATGTCATCACCTTGAGTCAGATGCCAAATACCAGTAATTGTTTGGCCCGTTTCAAGGTCATCGGTTGTACCATCGGTGTAATAGGCGACCTGAATCCTGCCGTTGTGCTGTATCCAGTAGTAACCTTCTTGCAT